TCAGCTACTTCTAGCTCTGCTGTGCGGGGTATGTCGTTTAATATCATATTTTTGGACGAGTTCGCTTTCGTTCCGAATCATATCGCTGACCAGTTTTTCAGTTCTGTCTATCCTACTATATCTTCTGGAAAAACAACTAAAGTTATTATCATATCTACCCCACATGGGATGAATATGTTCTACAAACTCTGGCATGATGCAGAGCGTAGAGCAAATGAATACATTCCTACTGAAGTACATTGGTCTGAAATACCTGGTAGAGATGAGGCATGGAAAGAACAAACTATACGAAATACATCTGAAGGACAGTTTAAAGTTGAGTTTGAATGTGAGTTCTTAGGATCTGTTGATACTTTAATCAATCCAGCTAAATTAAGAGTCATGCCTTATGATGATCCTATACAACAGAATAGAGGATTGGCAGTATATAATAAGGTAGAAGAAGAGAAGAATTATATTGTTACAGTTGATGTATCTCGTGGGGTAGGAAATGATTACTCTGCTTTCTGTGTCATGGATACTACTACCGTACCATATACACTGGTAGCAAGATATAAAAACAATGAGATTAAACCAATAATTTTTCCTAATATTGTGGTGGACATAGCAAAGAATTATAATAATGCATATATCTTATGCGAGGTAAATGATATAGGTGGTCAGGTTGCGGATATTATACAGTACGATTTAGAATATGAAAACCTTCTCATGGTTGCAATGAGAGGTAGAGCAGGTCAACAATTAGGACAAGGTTTCTCTGGTAAGAAGACTCAACTTGGTATTAAGATGAGTACTGCTGTGAAACAAATAGGATGTTCTAACCTAAAAGCACTAATAGAAGACGACAAATTAGTCATAAAAGATTATGATACTATTGCGGAATTAACAACCTTCATTCAAAAGGGTCAATCATTCCAAGCGGAGGATGGATGTAATGATGACCTTGCTATGTGTCTAGTTATTTTTGCATGGATGGCTCTACAACCTTACTTTAAAGAGATGCATGATAATGATGTGAGGCAAAGAATATTTGATGATCAGAGAGATGCTATCGAACAGGACATGGCACCATTTGGTTTAATTAATGATGGACTGGAAGATGATCATATAATAGATGCCCAAGGAGAGAGATGGGAGATTGCGGAATACGGAGATATACAGCACATGATAGACTTCAGGTGAAGATTGAAAAATATAAATAATCTTAGACAACCGAAGACGGCATTTCTAGGAGTTTATAAGCATGGCATCTAATCAATCATCGCCTGGTGTAGTTATTCAGGAAAGGGATCTTACATCGATCTCTAGTATTCCAACAGCAAACGTGGGTGTGATTGCAGCACCGTTTGAATCTGGACCTGTAGAAGAAATAATTGACATCTCATCAGAGCGACAACTGGCAGAAATATTTGGTAATCCAAATGATTCAAATTACGAATACTGGTTTACTGCATCACAATTTTTAGCATACGGTGGTCTACTAAAAACTATTCGTGTTAACTCAACAGCTCTAAAGAACGCAGTTGACACTGGAACAGCTCCTTTAATTAAGAACCTTCTTGAGTATGAGTCAAGTTTTGAAGAAGCAAACAACTCTTGGACTTGGGCATCAAGAACTCCTGGCACAGACGGAAATTCAATCGGTATATTTGTAACAGACTCTGGTGCTGATCAAATCGCAGTTGTACCTGCTCCTGGCTCAGGTAACGAGCATGAGTTCGTTGCTGACGCTGCACTCTCTGCTTCTTCAGGTGCTGCTGGTAAAGTATTTAAGTATTCAATTCGTCTAACAGTTGAAACAATAGTTGGAGATTTCACTCCTGGTACTGCTACTACAATTAGTATTGGTGGTTCAAACGAAAGTGTTAATGTTCTTGCTTACGATCCTACTAAGAAGTATCTTGAAATCGGACTACCTTCTGGTGGTGTAACTGGTATCATTGCTGCTGCACAAACAATCACACAGGGAACTAACACTGCTGTTATTTCATCTGGTGGTATTGAGCGTAGAGTACACGTTGCTCTTAACAAAGGAAGCATTGAGTTTGCTGGTACTGACGTAGTTCAGGATACAAACAGCACAAACATCACAATCTCTTCTGTCAGAGATGACTATGCAGAGCGTGAGTATCTTCCTGGTGTATCTTGGATCAATGTTGCTCCACGTCCTGAGACTTCTTCTTATGCAACTAGCCTTGGTGGACACAGAGACGAACTACACATTCTTGTAGTTGACATTGACGGTGGAATCACTGGTACAGTTGGTGCTTTACTAGAGCGTTATATTGGTGTTTCAAAAGCATCTGACGCTAAGACAACTGTTGGAGAAACAAACTACTACCCTGAAGTTATTAAGCAAAAATCAGGTTACATTTTCTGGGGTGAGCACGAGTCAACAACATTCGCTGCAACTTCATCTGCATCTGATGGACTTTGGGGAACTGCTGCTGCAAACAGACAGTACAACCTACTACGTTCTGCTGCTGGTTCTGTTGATTATCCTGCTGGACGCACAACAGTTGGTTCTAAGAACAACGCAACTTACTACTACAGACTTGCAAGTGGTGTAAACTACTCTGTAGTTGCTGGACAGTACAGCATAAGCAACACTGATGTTGCTGGTGCATATCAGTTAGTTGAAGATCCAGAATCACAAATCATTGACTTCATTCTTGCAGGTCCATCTGGTACTTCAGATGCAAACGCACTTGCTAAGATTTCTTCTCTTGTAAACATTGTAGAAGAGCGTCGTGATTGCATGTTATTCGTTTCACCTCGTAGAGGAAATGTAATTGGAATTAGTAATACTACAACAATTACAGATAACATAGTTAACTTCTTCAAGCAACTACCAAGTACATCTTACATGGTATTTGACTCTGGATACAAGTATCTCTATGACAAGTATAATGATGTATATCGCTACGTACCTTGCAACGGTGATGTTGCTGGTCTATGTTTACAGACTAACGAAATCTCTGAACCTTGGTTCTCACCTGCTGGTTTCGCTAGAGGTATTCTAAGAAATGCAATTAAACTTGCGTTCACGCCAAACAAAGCACAAAGAGATAAACTATACGCAAACAGAATTAACCCAATAGTAACATTTCCTGGACAGGGAATAGTTCTATACGGTGATAAGACTGCACTTGGATTTGCTTCTGCCTTTGACAGAATCAACGTTCGTCGTCTATTCCTTACTGTTGAGCGTGTTATTAGTGCTGCTGCTAAAGCACAACTCTTCGAGCAAAACGACGAATCACAAAGATCATTGTTCATCAACATTGTTGAACCATATCTAAGAGACGTTCAAGGAAGAAGAGGTGTTGTAGACTTCATAGTTAAGTGTGATTCTTCTAACAACACTCCAGAGGCAGTTGACCGTGGTGAGTTCTATGCGGAAGTATTCCTTAAGCCAACTCGCACAATCAACTACATCACTCTAACCTTCGTGGCAACTAGAACTGGTGTTAGCTTCGCTGAGGTAGCAAGTTAAGATATAACTTTTTAAAAGAGCACCCAGTAGGGTGCTTTTTTAATGCCTGAAAATAATCATAAGTCTAAATATAAAGGACAGGATAAGACATTAATTAAAATGGCTAAAAGAGGAACTATTGATGATTTTAAGGCGAAGGTCACTTCCGACTTTGCCCGTCCTAATCTGTTCCAAGTAGACTTGGCATTCCCCGCAGGACTTTCACTTTCTGCCGATCTAGTTGATATGGGTAAATTTACGATTCGTGCTGCGAACTTACCTTCATCACAGATAGGTGTAATTGAAGTTCCTTTTAGAGGACGTGTTCTTAAGATTGCTGGAGACAGGACGTTTGAACCTTGGACAATTACTATCATGAACGATAGTGGATTCAAGTTAAGGACTGCTTTTGAAACATGGGCATCAAGTATTCAAGCATATGCTGAGAACTATACTGCTGCTGCAGGATTAGGAGACAGTGCTGATAACTCTGGATATTTCGCAGACATGGAAGTACATCAGTTATCACGTGGACTTAAGGATGGTGAAGAGCCAAAAGTAACTAAGTCTTACAAGTTCTATAACATCTTCCCAAGCAACATTGCTGCAATCGATCTTGATTACGGAAACAATGATGCTGTTGAAGAGTTCACAGTAGAAATGCAAGTTCAGTACTGGACACCAATCGGGTAACTACCTAAATATAATAGGATCAACAGTTAAAATATTATGGCACAACAGCTCTTTGGATATTCACTAGAGAGAGCGAAGAAGGTCCCAAAGGGGCCTTCTTTTGTTCAAAAAGATAGCTTAGATGGTTCACAACCCGTAGTTGGTGGTGGATACTATGGCTATTCTGTTGACTTTGACGGTCAGATTCGGAACGAATATCAATTAATCACTCGTTATAGAGAGATGATTCTTCAACCCGAATGTGATAGTGCAGTTGACGACGTAGTGAATGAAACAATCTGTGGGAACTTTGATGATGTTCCTATAGCAGTTAACTTAGCGAACCTAAGTCAATCATCAAAAATTAAAAAATTAATCAAAGAAGAGTTTGATCATATACTCAGACTACTTGACTTTGATAATAGATCCTACGAAATCTTTCGTCGATGGTATGTCGATGGAAGACTTTTTTATCATAAGGTAATCGACCCTAAAAAACCAAGAGAGGGTTTGATTGAACTTAGATATATTGATCCACGAAAGATTCGTAAGGTATCTGAGTATGAACAAAAGCGTCCTGAAGAGTATAGATCTCAAGATCTAAATCAACAGCTTACGCAACGTGCAGCAAGTTACTATCTTTACAATCCAAAAGGATTGAAGAATGCTACTAATCAGGGAATGAAAATTGCACCTGATTCAATTTGCTATGCACACTCTGGTATTCAAGACCTTAACAAGAACATGGTCTTGTCTCATTTACACAAAGCAATTAAAGCAGTTAACCAACTGCGAATGATTGAAGACTCTCTTGTTATCTACCGTTTATCAAGAGCACCAGAACGTAGAATATTCTACATTGATGTTGGTAACTTACCTAAGAACAAAGCGGAGCAATACCTTCGTGAAGTTATGGGTCGTTATAGAAACAAACTTGTGTATGATGCAGGAACTGGTGAGATAAAGGATGACAAGAAGTTCATGTCTATGATGGAAGACTTCTGGCTTCCAAGACGTGAAGGTGGTAGAGGAACAGAGATTACTACTTTACCTGGTGGACAAAACCTTGGTGAATTAGAAGACGTAAAGTATTTCCAAAAGAAACTTTATAAGGCACTCAACGTTCCGTCCTCAAGATTAGAGACAGAGACTACCTTTAACATAGGTCGTGCTGCTGAAATCACAAGGGATGAAGTTAAATTCCAAAAGTTTATTGCAAGATTACGCAAACGTTTCGCTGAAATGTTTGTCGATTTACTCAAAACTCAGTTAGTTCTGAAAGGTATCTGCTCTATTGAAGAGTGGGATGAGATGAAGGAGCACATTCAGTTCGACTTTATCGCTGATAACTACTTTACTGAATTAAAAGAAATCGAAATCCGCAACGAAAGGATGAACCAAGTTGCACAAATGGATCCTTACGTTGGTAAATACTTCTCTATTGAGTTTATACGGAAGAAAGTTCTTAAGCAATCTGATATGGAGGTTAAAGAAATCGACAAGCAGATTGAAGAAGAGCAAGAAGCTGGACTAATACTCAGTCCTGAAGAGCAGATGGCTGCAGATATGGGTATGGTTGGCCCCGAAATGGAAGGCGATCCAGCAGCAGGAGGTGCACCTGCCGACCCAAAGTCACAAGTTGATCCCGCAGATCAAAAAAGAGGCGAGATCTAAATCTATAAATAAATTATAATGGGAGTTACATTATGCCTAGCGAAATAGCAAACCAAATAGTTAATCACATTTTCGGAGACGAAAAACAAAAAGCATTAGATGCTGCACATGATGCAATGGCTGCTAATGCCTATGATGCTATACAAGCACAAAAACTTGAGTTTGCAAAAACTCATGGGTTTAACCCAGATGATACTGCACAAGGTGTAGCGGATGAACTTGAGGATACGATTGGTGCTCAGGATGTACAGGATGTTGATACCTCTGGTATGAGACTTCCTTCAGATTCTGATCCATTAGATCCACCTGAAGAAACTGTTGCAGCAGTAGACGAACCAACCGAGGAACCTAAAGAAGATGAGACTGATAGCTGAGCAAATTACTGACGCAGAATTTATCTGTGAAGATCGCAAAGGCGGTGGAAAGAATTACTTCATCGAAGGTATTTTTCTACAGGCTGAATTGCAAAATAAGAATGGGAGAATGTATCCCATGAGAACTTTGCAACGAGAAGTCGCTAAATATGATCAGAAGTTCATACAAGGTGGACGTGCTCTAGGAGAGCTTGGACATCCTGAAGGACCATCTATTAATCTTGATAGAGTTTCTCATAAGATAGAATCATTAAGAGAAGATGGAAATAATTTCATCGGACGTGCAAAGATTCTTGATACACCTAATGGTAAGATTGCAAAATCTCTACTTGATGAAGGTGTAAGACTCGGTGTTTCATCGAGAGGCATGGGATCTTTGAAAAAAGAATCTACATGTAACATCGTGCAAGACGATTTTATGCTTGCAACTGCTGCTGATATAGTGGCTGACCCATCTGCTCCAGACGCTTTTGTTGATGGAATCATGGAAGGAAAAGAGTGGGTATGGGATAATGGAAGACTTTGTGAGTCTGCTGTTGCCCAAATTAAACAAGAAATAGATCAAGCAACCCTTATAAACATACAAGAACGGAAGGTTTCCGCATTCAGTAAGTTTTTAAAGAGTTTATGATTTATAAATAAATACAGACAACGCTAATGCTTAACGGAGTTAAAAGAAATGGCTGAGACCCTCGAAAAAAATTTAGATAACATGGAAGAAGTGGCCGAAGGTTCTAATCCTGTTACTAAGAACGCAAAACCTGGAGAAAAGATTGACACCTCAAAAGGTGGTGCCAAGAAAGTTATCCATGTAGCTTCCGATAACTGGGAGAACGCTGCAGGAACTAAGAACGCTGGACAATCTGCATCAGGTGATGTAAGTGTTGAGAAGGACAAGTCTATTAAGACGAAGCCATCTGACGCATCCGCAAAGCAAGAAGGAGTAGAAGAAGATGGCGAAACAATCGCAGAAGAGACCCCTGAAACCAAGTACGACTTCAGTCAAGATGTTGACGCTCTTGTCGCTGGTGAAGAACTCTCAGAAGAGTTCAGGGTAAAAGCTGCAACTATCTTCGAGGCTGCTGTTACTGAGAAAGTTAACTTGGAAACTACAGCGTTGACCGAAGCATTTGAAGAAACTCTAACCGAAGAGGTAGAGAAAATCAAAACAGAATTGGCAGAAAAAGTAGATGACTATTTGTCTTATGCTGCAAAGACCTGGATGGAAGAGAATCAACTCCAGATCGAGCACGGCATACAGACTGAGATGGCTGAGTCATTCTTTAGCGGCCTAAAAGATCTTTTCGTGGAGCACAATTTTGGTGTTCCTGAAGAAAAGTACAACCTGCTCGATGGAATGGCAGGTGAACTTGATGAAATGGAGAAAAAACTTAACGAGCAAATCGACTCTAATGTATCTTTGAATAAGAGGATTGGAGAGTTTATTAAAATGGAGATTGTGAACGAATGTGCTGCTGGACTCGCTGAAACCCAAAAGGAGAAGCTTGAGAAACTAGCAGAGGGTGTTGAGTTTGAAAATGAAGCAGACTTTAAATCTAAAGTCGAAACTATCAAGGAATCATACTTCACTAGGAAGGCTGAGATCGCAGAAGCTGCGAAGGAACCCACCGAAGAAGCATCAGAACCATTGGTAGAAAGTACAGCGAGTGATTCAATGTCGAAGTACGTTGATCAGTTATCTCGTTGGTCCAAATAATTAGTAAAAAAATCACTTAACTAGAGTCAAATGACTATACAACAACTCCAGGAAAAGTGGGCACCCGTTTTGAATCACGATTCAGTTCCTGAAATCAAAGATTCATATAAAAAAGGCGTAGTCGCACAACTCCTAGAAAACCAAGAAAACGCAATTAAAGAAGAAGGTCAAGTTCTTAACGAGACACTTCAAACTACAGGTTATACCACAGGCGATACCGCCACAGGTCCTGTTGCTGGTTTCGACCCTGTATTGATCAGTCTAATCAGACGTTCAATGCCTCAACTCATTGCATATGACGTTGCTGGTGTTCAACCAATGACTGGTCCTACTGGATTGATCTTCGCAATGAGATCCTTCTACGGTTCAGAGCGTAGACCTGCTAACGGTGACTTCAGAGAAGCACTATTCAACGAACCTAACGCTGGTTTCACTGGCGGTGCTGGAACAGGATTGGCAAATTACGATCCTACTGCTTCCTCATCTGCAGTTAACGATGCTGAAGGTGCTAACCCAGGATTACTTAATGATTCCCCTGCTGGAACATATGAAGTAACTGGTGATGCTACAGGTATGGCAACAGCAACTGCTGAAGGTTTAGATGATTCATCTGCGAACACTGCGTTCCGTGAGATGGGTTTCTCAATCGAGAAAGTAACAGTTACTGCGAAATCCAGAGCATTAAAGGCTGAGTACAGCATAGAGATGGCTCAAGACCTTAAGGCGATTCATGGATTGGACGCTGAATCTGAGCTTAGCAACATTCTCTCAACAGAGATCCTTGCTGAGATTAACAGAGAAGTCGTTCGTACAATCTATACAAACGCTGTTAAAGGTGCTATTTCTAATACCGCTACTGACGGAATCTTCGACTTAGACGTTGACTCAAATGGTAGATGGTCTGTTGAGAAATTCAAGGGACTTCTATTCCAGATAGAGAGAGACTCTAACGCAATCGGACAAGAGACAAGACGTGGGAAGGGCAACATTTTGATCTGCTCTGCAGACGTTGCTTCAGCTCTCGGAATGGCTGGTGTACTTGATTACGCTCCTGGTCTTAATGGTAACAACGGATTGACTGGTGTAGACGATACATCTTCAACTCTTGTTGGTACACTTAACGGACGCATCAAGGTCTATGTTGACCCTTATTCATCTAACGTAAGTGATAAGCACTTCTACGTTGCTGGATACAAAGGTACTTCACCATATGACGCTGGACTGTTCTATTGCCCATATGTACCTCTACAGCAAGTCAGAGCTATCAACCCTAACACCTTCCAACCAAAAATTGGATTTAAGACTCGTTATGGCATGGTTTCAAACCCATTCTCAGGCGGTCTTACACAAGGTTCAGGTGCTCTTACAGCTAATGCTAACAAGTACTACAGACGTGTACAAGTTGCAAACCTAATGTGATCCTTCGGATACATAATTTTAAAGAGACCTTCGGGTCTCTTTTTTTATACTAAATTTTAAAAAACTAAATGAAAGGATATAGTAAAGAAGATATAAGAAAGCTTCTTGGTACATCATGTCCAGAGTGGGATCCAAATCATGAGACTGGTAATCAACTGAGAAAGAGAAAGGGTAGAGAGATGAGAGCAGGGTTGATACCTTATCCAACATACCCTGCAAAGAAAACAGGAGAACGATTTGATGAGAATGGAAAGTACATCTACCCACCAGGTTCAGGATTTAATTGGATGGAAACAATGGATCCCGATTCTCCTTGGAATTGTACAGGTGGTAAAGTATCCTAAATAATCAAAGAGTATGATTTATTATGATTAGTAATTATTGGTTCAAAGACTTTATAGGTTACTTTGAAACTGAATATAATACACAACCATTAATTGACTACTGGAAGTATCAGGATACATGTGGATCTACATTTAGACGTTATGGCATCTTTGGTAAAGACCGTAAGGCACATCAGAGAAAAGATAAATGTCTAGCAACTGAAGATTTCATGTTAGATCATAACTGCGGTTATGAATATATGAGACAGTATAATGAAATTACTGGTGCTTGTGTTCAACATTATATTAATGAGTATGAGGCATTGATTCATTATAGGTATCAACAAGTATATCTTAATGTGCAACGCACAAAACCTGGTGAAGGTTTCCATGCTTTCCATTGTGAGACAGGTAGTCTAGGTACTAATCGTCGTGTGTTAGCAACAATGATGTTCCTTAATGATGACTTTGAAGGTGGTGAGACTGAATTTTTATATCAACATGAACGTGTCAAACCTAAAAGAGGAATGATGATGTTATGGCCAGCTGGATTTACTCATACACATAGAGGTAATCCTGTATTGTCAGGTGAAAAATACATATCTACATCATGGTTAGAAAACGTTAACGCATAAAATGGCACTCCCAACTAATTGGTTCGCAGAACAAATAACAAATAAGAACTTCCTATCACCAATAGGTTTCATGTTCCTATTGGATAAAGCCAAGAATTGTTCTTTCTTATGTCAGAAAGCAACTATACCTACATTCAGCATTAACAATATTGATGTACCGACACGTGGTTTAGTACCCATTCCATTAGAAAGTACAGCAAATTATGCAGATTTAACTATAGAATTTATTGTAGATGAGGATCTTAGAAATTATATGGAGATCCATAACTGGATGCGTGCAATGGGTACACCACAAGATTATGGTGAAAGAGATGATTGGAACCATACATACCGATTAAAAGGTAGTAATATGGATTCAAAAGTATCTGATGCCACACTACAAGTTTTAAATAATAACAACATTGCAAACTTTGATGTTGTCTTTAAGTCCGTATTTCCAGTAGAGTTGAGTGCTTTGCCATTTGATGTAACTCAAACTGATAATCAATATTTCACAGCAATGGCAACTTTTAGATACATATTATATGAAGTAAGAGATCCATCTAGCGGTAGAATGAGACGATGATTAAAAAGAAACTTCACCAATTAAAAGAGTGGGATAAGAAGTGGGCTAAAAAGTTCCAAGACAAGTTTAACTTGACTGATTATCAAATGCTTTGTATTGTTTTTGCTAAGGGGTTTATTATCGGTGCGTTGGTCCTTTGAAAAAACCTTTGGCGATGGGGTAGATCCTTGGCACGCTAAAGCAGAGAGGTGGGCTAAGAAGCAACGCTTCCCAATTAACCACCTGGCCTTGGGTTTGATCAAGTGGTTGACAGAACGCTGGATCGATGCTAAGATATATAACACCATGATGTCTGTGGATGCACAGGCTAAATCCATTGTAAAGGATTGGGAGGAACAGGATGACAGAGCAAACACACGACACAACATCGTGGAGAAAGGAGTATTTGGAGATGAAGGCTGGTCTCTCGAAATTTCAAATCCAGTTGTTGAACGAGGGTCCACAGCAACTAGCACAGGCATGGTTACTGGGAGCAATGCACCAAGACTACAAAAAGATGAAAGGGATAAAGGAAGATTATCCTAAAGAAAACAAAGGTCAGATGCAGTCTTCATTAAAAGAATTTTTTTCTAAAACCAAAGACCAAGGAATATAATGAATCTTGAACAACTTCAGGAGAAGTGGAAGAAGGATAGTGTAATAGATCCTGACCTCTACTGCGAAGAGTCTATTAAAATACCTCAGTTACATATGAGGTATATGGAATATTATAATACCTTTTCTTTAATGAGAAAAGACAGAGAAGGTGAGATGAGAAGTCTTATAAAAGAGAAATGGATATATTATAAAGGAAAGGCACCCTCTACAGTATATAAAGAGATGCCTTTTGATCTTAAATTAACAGATAAAAAAGAATTAGAAATGTTCATCACTGCTGATGATGACGTTAAAAAACTTCAATACAAGATAGACTACATAGAACAGGTCTTGTTATTCCTTGACGGTGTATTGAAGATGATCAATAACCGTAATTTTCAAATTAAGAATGCTATAGACTGGGAAAAATTTAAAAATGGATTATGAAGTACGGTGCTCAGTATCGGATTATTGAATTAAATGACGGTGCTATGAGCATTGTTAGAGAAACATTGAATAGTGAAAATCTAAATTGGAAAGATAGTCTTACATATAACTCAGAAGAAGCAAAAAAACATAGTAGTAGAATATCTCAACAGGCATGGATACAAGATCCTAGATTCTGTCAGATGTTTATTGAGATAGCAAAGGCAATGAATGTTGATAATGGTTGGAACTTAGATATACACGGTGTAGAACCTATACAGTTTGGTGTGTATCCTGAAGGTGGTAAGTATGATTGGCATGTAGATCAACACCCACATCCAGTTCAAGGTACTGTTAGAAAAATAAGCATGTCCCTTTTCCTCAATGATCCTAGTGAGTATGAAGGAGGGGAGTTTGATTTGGAGATATATAAACCAGAGAGCGACTGCAGATATGAAACATTTAGACTGTCAAAAGGTTCTGCAATCTTCTTTCCGTCTGATATGTGGCATAGGGTAAGACCTGTTACTTCTGGAGTACGAAAATCAATAGTAGCATGGTTTTATGGACCTCCTTATACGTAAGAAGAACGAAGTCTATTTAGAAGTGGAAGCGGAACCTCATATTAATTATGAGCTCGCAGATTTTTTTACCTTTGAAGTTGAGTCTGCAAAGTATATGCAGAAGACTCGACGATACAAAGGATGGGACGGTAAGATAAGATTATACTCACCTGCAAATGGTGAGATATATTGTGGTTTAATAGATTATCTTACTGACTGGGCTAAGAAGAAAGGTTACCAATATCGCCTAGAGCATCACGAACATTTTGGAGATCCTCAAGAGGTAAATCCTCTAATAACTCCTCAATCTGTGGTTGGATTTGTGAAGGCACTGGCTCTTCCTGTAAAGATGAGGGATTACCAATACCGAGCAGTGTATGAATCCCTACGATACAACAGGCGACTCCTGCTGTCGCCAACAGCAAGCGGGAAAAGTTTGATGATTTATTCATTGGTTAGATTTCATGTAAACGTCAAAAGAAATGTTTTAATTGTAGTACCTACCACTTCTTTGGTAGAGCAGATGTATAAGGACTTTGAAGAATATGGTTGGATGGTTTCCAAACACTGCCACAAAATATATGCGGGGCAAGAAAGATACACTGATCATGATGTGGTAATTTCCACTTGGCAATCTATCTACAAGGAACCTAAAAAGTTTTTCTCTAGGTTCGATGTGGTCATCGGTGATGAGGCACACCTTTTCAAAGCTAAATCTCTGACTACGTTGATGTCCAAGTTGCATGATTGTAAGTACCGTATAGGTTTTACAGGAACTTTAGATGGTGCCAACGTTAATCAATTAGTTCTTGAAGGGGTCTTTGGTAGATGTTCGCAAGTAACTAAAACTAATAAACTAATGGAACAAGGTCATGTTGCTAAGTTAAAAGTAAAAATAGTTTTAATTAAACATGAAGAACAAATCTTTGAAGGATATCAAGATGAGATGTCATATTTAATAGAACATGAACCAAGGAATAAGTTTATTGCCAACCTTACAAAGAGTCTCAAAGGAAACACTTTAGTCCTCTTTAACTATGTAGAGAGGCACGGAATTCCTTTGTATGAATTGATAAATAGTAGTACAGAGCAACCTGTGTATTTAGTTCATGGGGGTGTTGAGACAAAA